GACGGGCATCGGCATGGCCGAGTACATCACCATCTTCAAGAAATGGGATGGGAACGAAGAGGATTGGGAACCAATCGTAAACCTGAACCGCGACAACTTCCCGCTGGAGACTTGGCAGAAGTGGGCTTCGCCCGTGTGGATGGACATCAGGCGTACCGATGTGCTGACCGCCAGCGAAGGCACGGCGATGGGTGATGAAAAGCACATCTGCCCCCTGCAGCTCGGCGTGATTGAGCGTTTGGTGAACCTTTGGAGTAATGAGGGCGAAACCGTCTTCACCCCGTTTTTGGGGATTGGCTCGGAGGTGTATGAGGCAGTCAGGAATAACCGCAAGGGTATTGGCTGCGAGTTGAAAGATAGCTATTTCGACACGGCAGTCAAGAATATCAAGATTGCAGAATCGAAAAAGTACCAAAGGACATTGTTTGATTAACCAACTAAAACTTAACAAGATGAAGAATAAGACAAAAATTGCATGGACTGAAAGAACATGGAATCCCGTCACGGGATGCACCAAGATTTCCGAGGGTTGCCGCCATTGCTATGCCGAGGTCATGGCAAAAAGATTGCAAGGCATGGGGCAAAAGCGGTATAAGAACGGCTTCGAGCTGACCCTTCACCCCGAAGCCCTGAATGAGCCAAAGAAGGTCAAAGAGCCTTCGATGTTTTTCGTTTGTAGTATGGCCGACCTTTTCCACAAGGACGTGCCGTTTGAGTTTGTGGATGAGGTTATGAAGGTCATCGAGGCCACACCTCAACACAAGTACCAGCTCCTGACCAAGCGTGCAAACCTGATGCACCAATACTTCACCCTCAAGGGATATGTGCCTGACAATGTTTGGGTCGGTGTGACCTTGGAGGATGCAAAGGCCAAGGAACGGCTGTGGTATTTGAAGGATTTGAAATACACCTTCGATGCGAAAGTGACATATCTTTCTTGTGAGCCTCTCTTGTGCGATTTGGGAGCGTTTGGCCTTGGAGGCATTGATTGGGTCATCGTTGGCGGCGAAAGCGGCTCACAAGCCCGAAAAATGAGCAAGGAATGGGTTTTGAACATCCAACGCCAATGCGCCGAGCAAGATGTCCCCTTCTTTTTCAAGCAGTGGGGTACCTGGGGCGAGGATGGAATCAAGAGGAATAAAAAAGAAAACGGATGCCTGATTGATGGCCAGCTTTATCAGGAATGGCCAAAGGCATGGAAAGGAGGTCGGCAATGAGTGAATTTATTGGACTGCGCACCAATATGAAGGGTTTCCAAAGATGGATGAAAGAACATCCAAGAAAAAGAGTGGACGGATATTTCAATCTCGGAGACCGTGAAATGACGCATGAAGAAATAAAAAAGATGGTCGATTACGCTGTCTTGATGGGTTATCGGACTGAAGCCGACATCCCATCCGATGAACTTATGAAAGTATTAGGGATAAACGTGGAAGGAGGCCAGCAATGAACCACACAACCAATGAGCAATCAAAGAAATTAGTCGCGCTCGGCCTTGACCCGAATACGGCGGATATGCACTATAGAAAATGGAATAATAAATGGTGTCCTGAATTGCTATCATATAAAAAAAGAATGGAGCCGGATGATGATGGTGGAACAATAGGCACTCGTTTCGTAAGACCCTGCTGGTCGCTCGGCGTGTTATTGGATTTATTGCCTCAATCGGTATGCACGGATGATGGAGACGAATATGTGTTGTCCTTTGGCAAAGAGGACGATTTGAGTTATAACATTATTTATAATGATGAATACGAGAATGTAACGGTGCATGAATCGTTTTGTGATGACCTGATTGATTGTGCATTTGAAACGCTTTGCTGGTTACTTGAAAACAACCATATCTAAAACGGAGGCGAGCCATGACCAACAGTTATCACAAAAAGAAAAACCTATTCAAGTTTTTCAAAAGCAAAGAGTTCAATGAGGCACGGATGAAAATGTGCGCTTTGTATGTGCTTATTTCCTATGCCAACGAATTGCATGAGGATGTCGATAGGCTCCTTCAGGGCTATGACGGACTGCTTATCGGTATGCTGAAACACAAGTCGAAGGTCGCCACCAAGGCATTGGAGGAATACGACAAAGAGTATGCACTTCACATCGAGGGCGGCATGGGTCAGGTGGCTGATACCACCATCATCGCCACCACCGAGATCGAGACCGCCATGAAGCAAAACCAATTTTTCCTTCAGGAGGGTCGCAAGGCCATTGTCAAGGCCATTGAGGAACAAATGGAAAAGACCATCAATGACCCCGAAGAATTGGAGCGTGAGGCGTTTGCTGGGTTCGAGATATTCGACAAGGAAAGCCATGAAGCGACCAAACGCGAGACCATGCGCGGCATCCGCCAGCGGTTGAAGGATAATCCGCAAGTGGATGCCATTATGCGGGGTGTGGAACTTGGTTTCGACACCGCCGTGAATTATGTAAACAAAGTCTATTTGGATTCCTGAAATCCCAACTAATAACATTAACTAATTAAAAATTAAATCATTATGATTCAAAAAGAGTACGGCAAGGATTATCCCTTGGAAGAAAGAGAACAATTCCTCCGCAACACCTGCGATGGTATGGAGGAAATCAGCTATTCCCGCGTGTTCACGCCCGAAGAATTGGCCAAACAGCGTGAAGTGCTTACCGAGGCCAGCATTGCCTTGGCTGACATTGAGAAAGCCAAAAAGGAGGCGATGGATGCCTTCAAAGAGCAGGCCAAACCTTATATCGAGGAAAAGACAAAGGCCATTGAGAACCTAAAGAACAAGGCTGAAACGGTCTTTGAAACTTGCTTCAAGTACATCGATGAGGAAACCAAGATGGTTGGCTTCTACAATGCCGAGGGCAATCTCGTGAGTAGCCGACCAGCGTTCCCCAATGAGTTGCAAAAAACGGTTTTTGCTGAAATGAGGAAAACCGGAACGGATAACTAATTTATTAACAATCAAAAAGATTTAATTATGAATCAAAATGAAATTTATTCGGAAGGAAATCCGACAATTATCATGCACCTTGAAAAAGGTGAAAACACCGCAAAGGCAATGATTCTTCACGGCCAAGCACCAAAGCAATTGGACAACCTCGCCCCCGTCAAGATTGACATTAAGGGCATTATCAACGCCCCGCTTGAATTCCTGAAAAAGCGCGTTGGTGACATTGACCAGCACAAGGCTCATATCCTTGTTTGCCGCGACACCCTGACCATCACACTCATCATTGCCGAGGATGATGCCTATTTGAGAGGCGAGGTCGTTGGTAAGTTGGAGTTCAGCAAAGTGTTTCAGTCATTTGGCATCAACACCACGAAGCAATGGGAACCCGAACAACTCGGCCAATTCCTGAAGCTGAACCGCACCTACTTTGCCAGCCGTGAGGAAAATATGAAGGTGGTGAACGCCCTGAAAACCTTGGAGGCCAAGGTGAATCAGACCGTCCAAAGAGAGACCAAAGAGAACGGAAATAAGGCGTACTCATTCCGTCAGGCCGTGGATTCCAACATCCCTGAATCATTCAAGTTGAGGATTCCCGTCTTGAATGGCAACGACCCCGTGGAAATTGATGTTGAAACCTATGCCAGCGTTGATGGTTCCCATATCGTCATCGCCCTTCAATCGCCTGGGGCTAACGACATCGTGGAAGAAGTCCGCAATAACTGCATCGGCAATATTGTGGATGAGTTGCGCGAGGTGGCTCCCGGAATTGTAATCATCGAGCAATAACCCATTTAGTTTGAGCCGTGTGGCCAACACTGCACGGCTCAAAACTTTATCAAAAGAAAGGAAAATAAATGAATTACAGAGTAGATTTAGTATCGCATTACACGATCGTCGTGAGTGCCAGCGATGAAGAAAAAGCCATCAAATTGGCAGAGAAATATGTAAACGAAAGCCCGTCCGTGCGCCCTTACTTCGAGTTTGAGGATGGTGGCATCGAGGAGGTTGATGAGGCTGCCGAAATAAAGGAGGAATCGCTATGAAAAAGAGTACCTACCCCATCACCCTATCAAAGAAGTTCCCTGCCAATCACCCACGGCACGGCCAGCCCACCGACTTCAGGACGAAGTTTGAGGAACGGGCAAAAATCCATACCATTCGGGCGAACTTCCCGCTTTGGAAAGATAGGTTTTCAAGAATCTTCGTGGGGAATGCCGTTTTGAGCATTCGCCAATGGTCAGAAAAACCCTATCACAGCAAACAAGAGCTGGTTGCCGACCTTGGCATCAAGGATGCTATCGGCATTCAGGAATTGGTGTTTGTGGATGGCGACATCAACAAGCCCCATATCGTCAAAGAGCCTTCCACGTTCAACCCTGAACGGAGGCTTATTCCCGTGACCATCTACGACCTTGCGACCAATGACGGCCTTTCCATTGAGGATTGGCTGGATTGGTTCAAGGGGTACGACCTTAACGAGCCGCTTGCGGTCATACATTTCACCGACTACCGATATACCTAAAAATCAGCGTTATGGATGACAAAAGAATAGAACGGGAGTTCACCGCCAAAGAAAAGGAGTACATGCGCAGTTTGAGCGGTTGCATTTGGACTTTTGTGGCCATTGTTGTCGGATTGGTTGTCGGCGCAGTATTGAGTACTATACTATAAACCCAAAATATTATCATCATGGAAGAAAAGAAAGAAATGACGCTCGGCGAATTGATTTATTCCGAGCAATTCCAAACAAGATTGGAAAAACGAATCAAGGAATGGTTCAAGGCCTATGACAAGGCAGTCATGGACAAAGGCGGCAATGTGAAGCGAAACCCGACCATGCGGCTCCGTGAAATGGGTGCCGAGGATGTGAAGGTGATGACGGAGCTGTATGTGGGTATCATCGACTACAAGTCGGATTTGTCAGCCGAAATGCGCGCAAAGGTGAAGGCCATTTGCGAGCCGGTACTGAACGCTTGCCTGGTTGAGTACATGAAGAAGTTGAAGGCCGAGGAAAAGGCCGAGGCCGAGAAAAAGGAGGCTCAAGATGGAGGCGAAAAGCAAGATTGAGACCGACATCAGGGGTATGGTGTTCCCTGATGGCAGCTCCGTGAAAACCATCGCCACCTTCAAGGATGGCAAAAACATGGAAATTATCATGTATGTAGTGAAACGAGTTCATAGAATAACCAATAAAGTAAATTATTATGGCATCAGTGAATATGGCAATAGTGGTGGGATTTGTGGGTGACACCCCGCGAATCAACGCCACCCAATCAGGGCGCAAGGTGGCCTCGTTCTCAATGGCCACCACCGAAAAAGGCTACACGGCGCAGAACGGCACCACCTATCCCGACAAAACCGAGTGGCACAACATAGTGTGCTGGGGTAAGACTGCGGAGGTGGTTGAGCGGTTCGTCCATAAAGGCAGTCAGCTCTACATTCAGGGAAAGATGCGGACACGCGCCTACGAAAAGGACGGGCAAACCCGCTATTCCTTCGAAATCGAGTGTGAGACCCTGCAACTGCTTGACCGCCGCGCTGACGGCCAACAGCAGCCCCAAGCGGCTTACCAGCCCCAGCCACAACCTCAACCGCAGTACCAGCCCCAACAGCAAAGCTGGGATGACCCAATCCCGCCGGTAGGCGACTTGCCGTTCTAAAGCTATGAGACACAACGAGAGCGAAATACAGCGGTGCTGCGTGGCGTGGTTCAGGTGCCAATTCCCGAAACTCGCCCTCAACCTGATTGCCATTCCCAACGGAGGGGCAAGGTCGAGGATTGAGGCCGCGATTATGAAGGGCGAGGGTGTGACGGCTGGAGCCGCCGACCTTGGACTATTCTTCCCCTGCAAGGGCTACCACGGCCTTTTCATCGAAATGAAGACCCCAAAAGGGAAACAGCAGCCATCGCAAAAGGCATGGCAGGAGGCCGTTGAGGCTGTGGGCTACAAATACGTGGTTTGCCACGGCTACGATGAGTTTGTGGACGAAATAAACGCTTATTTGCGTTGAATTTCCTTTTTTTTGAGCGAAAAGGGTACTTAATAAGCACCCTTTTCGTATTTTTGCGGCGAATATCAACCACTTAAATCTCACTAATATGAAAAGTTTAACGATGAAACTTGGCGGATTGGTAAGGCTTGCCGCCTTGTTTGTCGCGCTTGCCTTCTGCATGACGGGAGCTGCGCAAAGGCCTTACAAGTACGATTCAGGCCACAAATATTCCTTGCTGTCGAATTGGACGCTGGGTGTCGCTGGCCAATACTCAAACAACCACGGCGTTTCCGATGTGGGCATCACCGCGCTGGCCACGAAGCGCATTGGTGACTATTGGCGTTTGCGCTATGAGGCCACCATTAACGGATTCCGCAACTCGGAAACCTTTGACCGCTATGGTACGGCGATGGCCGGTGCCTCCCTTGATTTCCTGAATTGGATGTACCTCTTTGGGGATGTTGGCGCGGTGGTCAATCCGACCATGACGCAAAAGATTGGCCTTGCGGCTGACGCTGGCCTTGGCCTGAATGTGAACTTCGGCAAACATTCAATGCTTTGGCTGGAGGGTGGCTCGGATTTGGTTCAGGATAACGCGGCCTTCGAAAATACCTTTTTCGCCCGTCTTGGATATTCTGCAAGGCTGGGAATCACCGAGGGCGACCGCGTGGCCATCGACATCGACAATAATATGCGAAGCACCTACGGCGAAATGAAGCAGGAAAACCAGCTATTGAAGTCGGAGGCCAAAAAGAAGGATGAGGATAATGCGAAACTTCAGGACTTGCTTGAGCGTTCCACCGCCGCCTTGGAGCTTGCCGCCCAAAGGCTGAATAATTGTCAGGCCGAAGTGCGTGAGGTGACGGAGAACTGCAAAAAGGCCAATGATGAGCTGATGCCGATTTTCTTCGACTATGCGAGTTACGAGATTACCCCGATTGAGGATGCAAAGATTGAGCGCATTGCCGAGTACATCCTGACCCATGAAGGCGAGTACCGCATAGAGGGTTACAGCAGCCCCGATGGTAACGACTACAACAATCAGAAGCTGTCGGGTGACCGTGCCTTTTCGGTGTATCAGTCACTTATCGCCTACGGTGTGCCACAAGACCGACTTATCCCGATGGCCAACGGCGTGACCTCCCAATATGGCGGCGATTCGCCGCTTAATCGTATGGTAAAGGTTTCCAAAGAGAGCTATGGCCAATAACAGCGACATAGAATCAAGGTTCGTGACGATTGGCCTTGACCTCTTGGAGCCTAACGATGGGCAGCTTGAGGGTTTGCCCGCCAATCCCCGCAAGATATCGGAGAGCAAGATGGATTTGCTGAAGGCCAACCTGCAGCAATACCCTGAAATGCTCTCCATGCGTGGGTTGCTGGTCTATCCCCTTGACAATGGCCACTACATCATCATCGGGGGCAACATGCGCCACCGTGCCATGATGGAATTGGGCTACGATTCAGCCCCTTGCATCGTGGTACCGAAGGAAACCCCTATCGAGCGGCTGAAAGCCTATTCGGTCATCGATAACAACGGATTTGGCAAGTGGGATTGGGACATGCTGGCGAATGAATGGGATGCCGCCCAACTGTCGGCCTGGGGTGTGGACTTGTTCATCAGCGAGGCGGAGCTGAACCCTGACGACTTTTGTTCCGATGGTGATGAGAGCAAAACCAAGAAGGGCGAAAAGATTACCATCATCCTGCCTGAAAAGCTAATCGGGTCGAAGGATGAAATCAAGGGAATATTGGAGAACGGGCTGAAAGCCTATGAGGGTGTCAGCGTAAAATAACGGGCTATGGAAACAATCAAGAGGGCTGTGCTGCCCATTTCGTTGCTGGATGAGAATGTAGGCCAAATTGACGGCCTGCCGACCAATCCGAGGGAAATCACCAAGGAAAACTTCGATTTGCTGAAACAAAACATCGAGGATTATCCCGAATTGCTGAACTACAACCTTTTGAAGGTTTTCCCGCTTGACGGCCGCTATGTGGTCATCGGCGGCAATATGAGGCTTCGGGCATTGCGTGAGACCGGATGCGAGGAAATCCCGTGTTGCATCTTGGATGAAGACACGGACATCGATAGGCTTCAGGCCTACACCGTCCTTGACAACGCGTCCTTTGGCCGCTGGGATTGGGAAAAGCTATTGAACGAGTGGGATGCTGACGAGCTGCCCCAATGGGGCTTGAACCTTCCCCAATATGAGGATTCCGATTTGGACGGCCTTTTCGATGTTGAGGAAAAGGAGAATACCGACCGCCTTACGGTGGTGATTCCCGAAAGCCTCGCCGACATGAAAAAGGCCATCAAGGACGATGTAGAGAATTTGCTTACCAACTATAATGGTATAAAGATATTATGAAAAGACAAGTAATTACCCACAATGAGATAGAGGGTTTCCACCGTTACCCTGACGCGCCAGCGTTTTGCGCCTACCTTGGAAACAAGCACCGCCACAACTTTGTGATTGAATGCGGTTTCAATGTGTCTCACAATGACCGTGAGATTGAGATTATCGACCAGCAAAGTCGAATTGCCAAATCCATCGAGGTTCAGTTCGGGCGACCTGCCGACTTCGGCGGCTTTTCGTGCGAGGATATTGCCGAGTGGCTTATGGATGAGTTTGAGGATATGGAGTACTGCAAAGTTTTGGAGGATGGCTATGGAGGTGCTTCATTGTCCCGATAACATCAAAATCCATTACGCTGGGGCGGAGGTTCAGAACCAATTTGTCGCCGTGCGTGAGTTGGGCGTGAATTACGCCCTTTATACGGCTTTTCCATTTGTGGAAAGAATGTTGTTCGGAAACAAGGCCAAAAGCCCCATAATGGCCTTGAAAACGATGTCAGACCCGAAAATTGACATCCCGCGTGAGTGTGCCTCCACCATGAAGCACTGCATTCAGGATTCGGGGCTGTTTACCCTGATGTTCGGTGCGCAGGCCGGAAACCATGACGAAAGCGTGATTGGCCGCTGGTATGATGCGCTGGTCGAGTTCACCATTGCCCACGGCAACGGTGCCACCTGCGTTGAAGTGGACTGCCAAAAGGTTCTCGGGGTGGAAAAGGCATGGGAGTTCCGCGAGAGGATGCGGAAGGATTTGCCCAATAGGATTATCAATGTTTTCCACTTGGAGGATGGCCAAAAGGGGCTTGACCGCCTCATTGAGTTCTCGGACTACATCGCTGTTTCGGTGCCTGAATTGAGATTTGCCGGAAAGAAGGACTACACCTACAAAGTGGCCTCCTACATAAAGAACCGCAAGCCCGAAATCGACATCCACCTTTTGGGATGCACGGAAATGGCCTTGCTGAAACAATGTGCCTCGTTCTGCACCTCGTCCGATTCCACTACCTATGTGAGCGGCAAAAGGTATGGCTTTGTCGGCAAGCATCATATCCGAAACATCAGGACTGAAGATGTGCGCAAGCTGGTTGGGGATGAGATTTACGATGCCATTCACCAATACAACAACGAGCAAAACACCAATTTCCTTTGCCTTTCCATTGAGTCCTTCAAACGCAAGTACCAAAACGCAGTAGGAAATCAGGATTATAGTAGAATAATAGAATATAATAACAAGAATATTGATATATGAGAAAGACGAACGAAAACTTGTTGATGCTCAATTTGTTCTTCGTGGTGAGCATCGTGATTGCAAACGTGGTGGGCTGCAAGGTGGTGGATTTCGGTTTCTCCGTGTTCGGCCACCGCTGCATATCGTCAGGGGGTGCCTTGACCTATGCCGTGACTTTCCTTTGCACGGACATCATCGGAGAGATATGGGGCAAGGATGAGGCAAAGCGGGCGGTACTGCGCGGCTTGCTGATTCAGGTCTTTGCCCTGATACTGATAATTGCCACCCAATACCTGAAAGCCATCGACCCAGCCATGCAGTCGGCATACGAAATGCTGTTGGGTCAGTCGTGGTGTTTCGTGCTTGGCAGTTTGTGTGCCTATTTGTGTTCCCAATCGTGGGATGTGTGGATATTCCACAAGCTGCGTGACAAGTACGAGGGCGAACCTAAATTGAGGTGGATTTGGAACAATGGCAGTACCATGACCTCCCAAGTCATCGACACTTTTGTTTACGCCCTGATATCTTTCGGGCTGGGGATGGGCTGGCTATGGAAGGCCGGGGGCATCGGCCAGTTGTTCGGCTTGATGGTCGGTCAGTATGGCATCAAGTTCATCCTCGCCCTGATTGACACCCCTATCTTCTATTGGTTTACCCGAAATTCCAAGAATACCAACCACTAATAAAAAACAAAGAGCCATGTTTTATGTGAGCAAAAGAATGGAGATTGCGGGCAGTCATCGCCTGAATCTCTCCTATGAAAGCAAGTGCCAAAACCTGCACGGCCACAATTGGATTGTGACGGTGTATTGCAAGGCGAGGAAACTGAATAAGGACGGGATGGTGTGCGACTTCAAGCACATCAAGGATAAGATTCACGGGCGGCTTGACCACCAAAACCTGAATGAGGTGCTGCCCTTCAATCCGACCGCCGAGAACATTGCCCGCTGGGTCGTTGAGCAAATCCCTGAATGTTACAAGTGCGCCGTTCAGGAAAGCGATGGAAACACCGCCATCTATGTCTCCGAGGGCAAGATGGGCAAAAACCATGTCGAGCCATGAGAGTAAACGAGATCTTCTACTCGATTCAGGGCGAGGGGTACAACACGGGGAAACCCGCCATTTTCATTCGCTTGTCGGGCTGCAACCTGAAATGCCCATTTTGCGACACCGAGCATCAGCCCCACAAGGGAATGACCTACGATGAGATTGTGAGGGCTATCCTGGACTACCCGTCAGATTTGGTCGTGCTTACCGGCGGGGAGCCGACCCTTCAGGGCATCGAGGAGCTGATTGCCAAGATTCACCAAATCGGCAAGCAGGTGGCCATTGAGACCAACGGCACCCAGCCCCTGCCGAAAAACGTGGATTGGATTACGGTCAGCCCCAAGGCCGCTTTCGTTGGTGAAAAGGGAAAGCCCGTCATCGACTTCGCTATGGAGGTGAAGGTGATATTTGACGGCATCCATGAGCCTGACGACTACGGCATTGCCGCGCCCCACTACTACCTGCAGCCCTGCGACACGGGCGATGAGGCAAGGAACGCCGAGATTGTGAAACAACTGATTGAATATGTGAAAGGACACCCGAAATGGAAAATATCACTCCAAACCCAAAAGATGTTGAAAGTGCGTTGAGAACCCTGATTCGTGCCATTGGCGAAGACCCCGACCGCGAGGGGCTGCAAGGCACACCCGACCGCATCATGCGGATGTGGAAAGAGATTTTCAGGGGCTACGACCCGAACCAAAAGCCCAAGATTACCACCTTCGCCAATGAGGATGGGATGACGGACATAGTTTTCGATGCTGGTGATTATTACTCGATGTGTGAGCATCATATCCTCCCCTTCTTCGGTAAGTATTACTTCGCCTACATCCCTGCCCCTGACGGGCGTATTTTGGGCATTTCCAAGGTCGCCCGTGTCGTTGGGTACTGTGCCGCAAGGTTGCAGCTTCAGGAACGGCTGGCCTCCGACATCGTGAAGATGCTGACCGAAGCCCTTGACGGCAAGGTGCTGGGGATGGCATTGGTGATGAAGGGAAAGCACCTTTGCAAGACGATGCGTGGTGTCCGCAACGATGGAAATATGACCGTGGCACACCTTGAAGGGCTTTTCAAGACCGATAAGGAATGCCGCGATGAATTCTATAAACTAATTGATTTGCAGCAATGAAATACTCACTTGCATTGGTCAAGACGGCCGAGGATTGGGTGAGGCAACACGGCCTTATCGACTACGGCGGCGGTCAGCTTCAGGACTTTATCAAGGTGCTGGGGATTGATGATAAGACCTACCGCCGTTGGATGATTGAAAAGGAGGACTTCAAAGCGGCCATTGAGAGGGCAAAGGAGGATTACAAAAAGACCCTGACCCACGACCTCCACGAAACGCTGGCAATGGCGGCAAAGGGTTACGAGAAAGAAGTCACCGAGACGGAGTACCGCCCCAATCCGAAGGATGAAAGCAAGCCCATCATCACCAAGATGAAGCGCAAAAGGCTGATTTTCGAGCCTAACGTGGGGGCTGCGATTTTCCTGATTACCAACCTTGACCCCGAACACTACCAAAACCGCCAAAACAACAATATCGCGGTGAGGTCTGCCAATGAGCAGGAAATGACCTTGGATGAAATCAACGCCGAAATCGAACGCCTTGAAAAGATGGAGAGCAAGGAATAATGAGGATTACCGAAGCCGAAAGAAGGAAAAAACTGATGAGGTTGAAGCAGGCCAAGTTGAGGCTGGAGGCTCCGACCTCGTTTTCCCATTTTCTCGGCTACAGCAATCCCAAATATCACCTTGAATGGTTCCACCGCGTCATTGCTGAGCATTGCCAAATGCTTTTGGAGGGCAAGATTAAGAACTTGATGGTATTCGTGCCGCCCCAGCATGGTAAGTCGGAAATCATATCCCGAAACTTCCCAGCGTGGGCGTTTGGCCGTGACCCTGATTTGAAGATTGCCTCTTGCTCCTATGCCTCCGACCTTTCGGAGCAATTCAGCCGAAGCGTCCAAAGGATTATCGAGAGTCAAAAGTTTCAGGACATCTTCCCTGAAACCTACCTTGCATCGAGCCGCAAGGCGAAGGATGACCCGACCACCTACATCAAGAACTTGGACTTCTTCGAGCTGGCGGGTCATCAGGGCTTCTACAAGGCCGTTGGTGTGGGCGGGCCATTGACGGGTACGCCCGTGGACATCGCCATCATCGATGACCCCGTGAAGGATGCCACCGAGGCATACTCTCCCGTGTACCGTGAACGGGTGTGGAATTGGTACAACACCGTATTGACCACCCGTTTGCACAACGATTCCAAGCAGCTTTTCATTATGACCCGCTGGCATGAGGACGATTTGGCCGGACGCATCCTGAAAGCGGAGCCTGACGAATGGACGGTGCTTTCAATTCCCGCGATCTGCGAGAAAGAGCATGACGGGGGATTGAGCCAAAGGCATATCGGCGACCCGCTATGGCCTGAACGGCATTCCTTGGCGAAGCTGGAGAAACAAAGGAACCGTTCACCGCGTGAGTTCTCGGCATTGTACCAGCAGCGGCCGGTGATTGAGGGCGGTAATATAGTCAAGCGTGATTGGTTCGGCAAGATTAGCCCCGCCGACTTCAAGGCGTTGCGGTTTGAGGAACCGATTCACTTCTACCTTGACACGGCCTACGAGGAACGCAAGGTAAAGAGCGACAACGACCCCAGCGGCATCCTCGCCGCTTGCCGCATCGGTACGCTGATATACCTGACCCATGCGATGAAGGTTTACAAGGAAATGCCCGACCTATTGCGATTCCTCCCTGAATACATACGGGCGCAGGGCGGGAATGGTGAGAGCAAGCTCCATGTTGAGCCGAAGGCCAACGGAAAGAGCGTGGTGCAGATGTTGAAGGCCGTCTCGACCCTGAATGTGAAGGAAACGGAATCCCCGTCCGATTCCAAGGAAACGAGGTTGAAGGTGGTTTCTCCCCGTATCGAGTGCGGCCGTGTGGTGCTGGTCGAAGGGGCGTGGAACGATGACTTCTTGGATGAGGTTTGCGGCTTCCCAGCCTTGGAGCATGACGAGTTCGTGGATATTCTCGGGTACGCCATTAATGACCTCTACGAGGATGATGATGATATAGATTACGATAACATAAGGATTCGATAACTAAAACTTTAATATTATGGTATTCTTTGAATTATTCCGCAATTACGTGAATGCCCTGATTGGTAGAAATCAGGAATTCGAAAAACTTTTGGCCGCAAAGGACATTACTGCGGTCAAGGAAAGAATGACCTCAAGGGTGGATGAGGTGTTGATGGCATTGAAAGTGTACGACACCATGTCCCATGAGATTATGAAACGCCCTGACAAGGAAATCACCGACAAAAAGGGGAAATTCATCAGGTGCGAACCCGTTTGGAAAATCCCCATTCCCTATCCCGTTTTCATCAATGAGATTGCGCTGGTTTTCCTTTATGGGCGACCCGTGAAGTGGACACAACTTTCCGATGGTACGGATGATGTTTTCCAAGCCTATCAGGATTTCATTAAGGATACGAGATTTGACAGCAAAATCCGAGAGTGCAAGCGAATTGCAGGTGCAGAGACTGAATCGGCAATGCTTTTCCGTGTGTATCGTGATGAGGATGACAACCGCGCGAAATGCCAAATCAGGGTGCTGGCAAAAAGCAAGGGCGATGAGATTTACACCCGATTCGACCAATACGGGAACATGCTTGCCTTTGCCTGGGGTTACTTCGTGAAGGATGACGGAGAAGGTGCGACCTACCACTTTGATGTGTTCACAAAGACAGTCATCTACCATTGTACAAAGAAGGCGTTGGGTTGGGAGGTGGTCGAGGAAATCAACTTCATCGGCAAGATTCCCGTCATCTATTTCCTGCAAGAAAAGGAATGTGAGGGCGTTGAAATATTGATTCATCGTGAGGAATCAATGGCCAGCCATACCGCCGACACCAACGATTATTTTGCTGACCCCATGCTTTTGATGGCATCGGAAATCATCAAGAATCTGCCTGAAAAGTCGGAGGCTGGAAAGACGCTGTTCACGAATGACAAGGACGGTGTGGATAAGGCGGCAAAGTACCTGACTTGGGACAATGCCTCCGAAAGTAAGCAGAAGGAAATGGAGTGGTTGCAGACCCAAATCCTCCAAAAGTCCTTCACTCCGAACATCACCACTGACAGCCTGAAAGCCATTTCGCAGTTGTCGGCCAAGGCCTTGAAAACGGTGATGATGCTGGCCGACATCAAGGCATCAAAGCGCAAGGAAAGCCATGACGAGCTGCTTGACCGCACGGCCTCCCTGATTATTGCCATCATCGGCAATGTGCTTGATGTGTCAAAGAAATCGCAATGTGAAAAGTTGAAAGTGGGGCATGAATTTCAGGAACCTTTCGGCGATGACATTGCAGACGACCTCGATAATGTCATCCGTGCCGTTGATGCTGGCATCATGTCAACCGAGACTGGCGTGGAGCTGAACCCGCTAATCAAAGACCAGCAGCGTGAAATGGAACGGCTGGCATCCGAGAATGAGGAACGGATTAAACAGCAGCAGTCCATCTTCAACAATGAAGGTGAAGGTGGCGCGGCCTCCTTCAATGATGATGATGAAAAGTAGAATCAAAAATGATTGAGTGATGGCAAAGAACCAAGGCATCGACCCCAAAGCCGCCACGGCCGCGAGGATTAAGCGGACGGAGGCATACGCCGAAAAAGTGAGGCTGTTGTTTGCGCAGGCCGTGAACGACATCCTTGCGCTTAACAAGACCATGCCGAAATTGGATGACGGCGTGATGTTCTCGTTTGACGGTGAAAGTATGAAAAGGCAAAAAGAGGTCGAGGCCTTGCTTCGCCGCCTCCACTCGTCCGTCACGATGGCCATTCAGGAGGGCGTGACCCTTGAATGGGCGCAGGCCAATGCCGAGGCCGATAAACTCATCAAGTCGGTGTTCGGTCAAAAGGTGTTGGATAGCCCTGAATTTACAGCATGGACACAGCGGAACAATGCAGCCCGTGACGCTTTCCTTGCGAGGTCTGAAAAGGGGTTGAACCTCTCCGATAGGGTTTGGAAGTCGGTCAGGCAGTTGCGGGACGAAATGGAGGTGGCCATTACGGTTTCCGTTGGCGAGGGCAAGTCGGCCTCCGCGATGTCGAGGGATGTGAGGCAATACCTGAACGACCCCGATTTGATGTTCAGGCGTTTCAGGTACAAAAAGGGTGAGGATGCCGAGGGCAACCCCATCTATGGCCGCAAGTGGAAAAAGCGCGTGAAGGATGAGGCCACGGGAAAATACAAGTGGATTGACTACGACCGCGATTCATACCCCACGGGTCAGGGCGTTTACAAGTCATCGGCAAAGAACGCCATGAGGCTGACCCGCACCGAGACCAACATCGCCTACCGCCGTGCCGACCATGAGCGTTGGCAACAAATGGACTTCGTGCTGGGTCAAAGGGTGCAGTTGTCAAAGAACCACCCAAGGAAAGATATCTGCGACAAGCTCCAAGGGGATTACCCGAAAGAGTTTGTTTTCGATGGCTGGCACCCTCAATGCTTTTGCTTCGTGACCCCTATCTTGGTGGATGAGGAGGAAATGGCCAAGGTGAACGAGGCCTTTTTGAAGGGTGAAAAGTACATTCCCAAGGGGAAAAAGATTACCGAGTACCCCGACAACTTCAAGGAATGGGTCACAAGCCACGCGGAGGATATTGCGGATGCCCGCGATAGAGGGACGGAACCCTACTTCATTCGCAATAACGCTGGGGTGATTGATGAAATACTCAACCCGCAACCCAAAGAGCTGTCAATCGCCGAAAAAGCGGCATTGCGCCATGCTGCCCGAACACCCGAACAAGAGGATGCCATCAGGAGGGCGTGGGCAGAACGTAACCACCAAAGGGAGGTCATCAAGAAGGGTGCTGGTAATGTGCTGAAGGTTGCCCAAGATTGGCCGGAGGTGGATTACGCCGACCTGCAGGCGGCTATTGATTCAGGCGACTATATGAGGATGAAGGCGGCATCGAAGGCCGTTGCTCAATCCATCGTGGCCATGAGGAACGAGGAAAAGGCGTTGTCGAGCCTGATTCCGAATGTGCATGACCTGCACCATTCCTATTCGCTGAATGAGCTTCAGGAGGCGTTTAGAGAGTTGGATGGCGTAATGAATAAGTGGCTGTCAAAGTATGGGTATTCTTCAATCGACAACGCTCCTTTGGCACATCTGCGGAATAAGCTGGATTTTGAGCTTACAAGCCCGACAATCAGCTATAAGCACAAGGATATTGTTCAGAAGGCCATAAACGAAAAGATTAGGGTCGTAAACCAAAAGATTGAATGGGATAATTTGGTCGCAAAGGCCGCAACCCTCAAATCATTCAAGACCAAATCTTCCATCTTCAAGGATTGCCTGACCAAGATAGACGATGCCATAAAGCGGAATGACCTTGCCGCCCTGCAAAACAGCATTGCGGAGGCTGAAAATCAGCAGATGAAGCTCATTGATAAGCAAATCAAGCGTGGCGGTGACATTAAGAGTGCGCTGAATAAAGAGTACAAGGGCGGTGCGATAGGTAAGGATATAACGGCAAGTGTCGATACGTCAACTATGGTGTCCGAAGACCCATACGGAGGCACGTTTACAAATAACGTGGCAAGGCTTCAGGGCTTCGATGCGCCCGCCAAGTTGGTGTCAGAACAAGAGTTTGATACACTGTCGAAGGCGTGTGGCGATGTGTTTTATAGGACGGTGAATCCAACGAAATTCAAAGGCAAGAATATGACAAGCGAGGAATTTGCCTCGCAGTTATATGTTGCAGATTTGTTGGAACTCAATGGGCCTGGCGGTCGTGTGTATGGTGACGGTATGTATGTGGCCACCGCTTCGTGGGATGGTGGCTCCTTGCATCCATTAACGGATTCCCTGAAAAGGACAGCCTATCAGGATAGTATTTGCTATGGTCGAGGTAGGCACACCATATCGGAAATGACATGGACGAGGAAACCGAAAATAATCAAGCAGAGTGAGTTGTATAGGATTTGGCGTAAGTTAAGCCGTGCCGAACAAATGAGGTTTGATAATAATGAAAACACCTACGCTTGCGCCCTTGGCTATGATGGAATGTACTGCGATGGTGTCAATTATATGGTCATTTGGAATAGGTCAATAATAGCAGTAAAGAAAAGATAAAAAAAGAGCCTCGTAATTCGTTGTACGAGGCTCTTTTCATATTCAAAGATGGGTGTTACCAATAGGCTACCACATCGTCAATATTGATATTATTATTGATGATTTTGCCAAGTCTTGTATTGTCATACATCAGAGCCATGCCAATATAGTCGGCGGCTAATTTGACCTTGCCGTCATCGGTTACAATCCACCAATCCTGAATACGGAAAATCCCGTCATCGCCTTTGTCTATTTTTGCCCAAATTTGATAATTGGCTGGTTTTTCCTTCATCATTTTGATGGCGTTTTCCAATGCCTCTTTTTCGGTCTTGAAGTACGGATATTCCTGAATTGCCTTTTTATGCTTTTCAGCAAATTCAGGATTGTAGCCCATTCGGGCTTCTGCGGATTCAAATAGCATCCGCATTTCAATTTGGCTGATTCTGAATTGATATTCCTCGTTCATATTGCGTTGGTGTTAGATTGTTGTTTTTTATAGAAGCCGCCTTTGCAGGGCGTGTCGTGATGGTACAAGTCCCAGCATTCGGCCTTTATGTCGCATTGGGCGCATGATGAAAGCCAATTTCCGGGCTGACGCTGGTAAACGATTCCGTTGATGGTGATTTCATTCATTTTGATTGCCCTTTCCTTTGAAGATAGCCGATGCGGATGACGCATCGTTTGTTTTCGAATTGTGTTTTGCCGTTGATGGCGTTTGTGAGGTACTTATATGAGATATTGATGGCCTCATGCGGGATGGTGTCGAATATGGCCTTCAGCGACCCGAAATAGAAGTCGGATTCGCCGTTGTAAGGCTCTTTCAGATGCAGATGTACGACTTTTGTTTTCATAGTTTGAATTTGGACGCAAAATTACGCCATATTTTTCGATTTTGGAGCGGTTTTGATGGATTATTCGGATTATATGCTATAAATGTGTCAGGGGCGTTGTTTTTGCCCCTGACACTGAAAACTCGGGGTTATTGGTTGTCACCCCATAGCTTGATGGCGATGGCTAAGTTCTTTTCAGCCTCCTTGACCGCGTTGTTTGCATAGGTGACGGAATAGGAGTGCTGTTTGGGGTACTTGCCGGATTTCAGTCCCTGATGGTATTCCTTGGCCACTTCAAGTTTGTGGGTGTAGAACTCGATACTTTCAGGCATTGAGAGGTCGATTTTATCAGCCATACGTTCCCAATACTCGGCCTTGCTGTCAAGGTGTTCGGCCTTTTTGCTTTCCTCGACACATTTATCCATCGCGTTGCTGGAGCGTTTGATGGCGGCGCGGTGTGCGCCTTCACTGTGATGGCCTACAAGGATTGGTTGGCCAAAAGGAATGCCCTCGACCGCCTTTTGTGAGCGTTCAAAGGCCTCATCGGAGCGGCGGCGGGCGTTGTCAGCCCAGCCCTCATAGCGTTCGGCCTTGGCCTTGGCTCTTTCCTGCGAATTGAATCCATCGGCGCGGGTGATTGAGTAGAAGAAAAACCCGTCCTTTTCATAGAGGAAATTCCAAACGATGCACTCGTTTTCCTTGCCGTGTTTCGTGGTGAGGATGATGGTTTCCCCTTTGTCGTGCTTCTCGCTGCACTTGGCGACCCATACATTAGGGCAATACTTTGAATAAGTGTTCATTGTTGAATAATTTGAAGGTTAGTTTTAGTCCATTTGATAATAAACGCCAGCCTGCAGGCCGGATGCCTCAAGGCTCTTGGCCGCTTCCTCGGCCATTGTCGTGCGGCGGTTGCCCTGACCATAGAGGTCGATGCGTACGAAGTACCAGCCTTTCCACATTCGACCCCATGCCTTTTCAAGCATCGGCCTTCCGTATTGGTCAAGGTAGCCTTTGAGGTCTTTTATTGGCTTGACCCCCTCGGGGAGTTTGATGACGGGCGTGTCGAAGTTGCAGGTGCCGCCATCGTCAACATCCTTGAATTCCATTGCCTTTTTTTGAGCCGTTTCAATGGCTGCTTTCAGTTCGATGATGTTCATAGTTGCGTTGATTTAGAAGGTTATTAAATGATGTCGTTTACGGTGGTGATGATTTGGTCTTGTTCGTTGAGCAGTTGGATGGTGTAGCCGCTTCCATTGCTCCAAGCGTGATACCCGTCCAAACTCATTACGGACGGGGCGTTGATTGTCATTTTGGTGAAGTCACCCATTGCATGAATGTAGCCTATAAAGTAGTTTACTACGGACTTGTAAAGGCTTTCCTTGGTGGTGTCGCTGAAGCAGTACTCCCACTTCAATTTGTCGTTTTGCTTGACTTGGATTTTTGCTTTGAACATGATTGATGGTGTTTTGATGTTAGTGTTTATTGTTCGTCCTCATCCTCGTTGTCTTCGATGTCGCCGTTTTGGATGGCATCGAGTTTGTCCGTGTCCATTGACCAATAGCGTTTTGCCCGATTGAGGCATTTGCGCCAAAACTTGACCCATTCGGATATTGAGTCAATGCCATCGCATTCATAGTATTGCTTATCGTCATCGTCAAAGACAACTACCGATACGGATTCCCTCACCCCGTCATAGTCGAAGGTCAGGCTCCCGTTTTCGACCTTGATATTGGCAAGTGTGAAGGATGTAAATGCATCCTCATAGAGTTCAGCGGCATCGGCCTGGGTTTCCTGACGGAAGGCTTCAAGGTCGGCGTTGAACTTTTCCACCATGCGGATATGGGACTTTTTGATGTATTTGTTGAGGTTTTCCATTGGGATTGAGTTTTAGAAGTTGGTTTTGATTTTGAGTTGCTTCATCCATTCCTTCAGTTCGCTGTCGGTGTAGTTATCGACCATTTGACGGGTCAATGCCGGTTCGGTGTTGAGGATGATTTGTTTTGCCCTTTCGCGGGTCACTTTTGGGGTTGTATGCCTTTTCATTGGGATTGAGTTTTGTGGGGCGGTGGTTGGCCGCCCCGTTACCTTATTTATTGGTTGAGTAATTGGAGGATGAGGTCTTTGTCGAGTTGCCAAAGGTTGAGGTCGTGGTCGATTTTATAGGCGATGTACTCCTTTGCGCCCATGATTTCGATGGCCTTTTCCCGCAGGTCGGTGGCTCCCCATTTTTCGGCTTGCTCGATGAGGAAAACCGTCATTTCGGTCATGGTTTCGGTGGCATTTGCAAGTTGTTCCCTGCAATCCTCCAAGGTGGAACGATAGTCCTCTTTGTCATCGCGGAGCTGTTTGTTTTCCCTTTGGAGTTGTTCATTAGTTTGCTGGAGCTGGGTGTAAAGGACTGCATTGTGATTGGTTTCTGCCTTGGCCTCATTGATTTTGGCGGTGTCGTAAACTACTTGCCAACGGTAGGCTTCAGCGATGCCGCCCTTGCGTTTCCATTCCTTGCACCACTCGTCCTTTTGGAGTTTGGATTCATTGTACATCGGTTCAATGTGTTGCTCGTAGCATTCGGCTGTTGGCCTGAATCCCGTGCGGTCGATAAATTCACTGATTAACATGGTTGCGTTCTCCTATTTTTAATTAAAACGATTTAGATAGCGTGGATAAATCTCGTTTTCAAGGACTTCGAGATAGTTTTCATGGTTGTAAAGTTCATCGGTGGTGTAGGATTCACGGGCTTCGTCACCCTGAAACCAATCCGTGATTTGTTGCTTTGTGTAACCTTCATCTAACATGCAGTCGATGTCAACGCAAAGCGCATAGCGGAGCATCCTTTGCCCTTGGCTCATTTCTTCGATTTTGATTTGATTTTCCATTTTGCTTTTTATTTTAGTTACTTATTAAGTATCGTTTTGACGACGCAAAAATCTATACTATTTTTAATATAGGCAACCTTTTTTTGATATTTTTTTCATCAAATTCAGTAATTCCACTGAATACCACGGAGTTAAAAATGAAAAAAATTTGGTACTTGTTAGGTTACTATTTGAAAACTTGCGTATTTTTGCCGCTGAATTGGTTTCAAAACTAAATGAATGAATTATGAATGAGAGATTACGTAAGACCTTATCCGAGCTGTGCAAGGATATGGGATTAACTGACAAGGCATTGGACGAACTCGCTGAAATCGGGTCGCAAGGTCTTGAAGCAAACGCCTCTGATGAGGACATCAAAAAAGCCGCGGATTCGCTTGTACCCTACGCCAAGCTGATGCAGGGTGAAATCACAAGGAAGACGCGCCAACACAATCAGGCCACAAAGTCCAAGAAAAAGGGCGATGAGGATGAGGGTGATGGTGACGATGATGACAAAGGCATTGCCGCCATTGTTGCCAAGCAATTAGCCCCGTTCAAGGAGCAAATGGACAAACTCCAATCCGAGAACGATGCGCTGAAAGCGGAAAAGGCCAAGGGTGAGCGTGACGCTCTTATCGCCGCCGAAGCCAAGAAGCTGGGAATCCCTGACTACCTTGTGAAGCGTATCGCCATCGCTGACGATGCCGATATTGCCAAGGAGTTGGCGGCTTTCAAGCAGGACTTGGTAAACAACAATCTGATGCCAAAGGGTGCGGTATCGGAAACGGGAAAGACTGAAGACCAAATGAAGGACGATGCAAAGGCTTGGGCTGAATCACTCCCGAACAAGTAAGGCACCCGTAATTATTCACCCTTTAATTCGCAGTAACAATGCCTATCGAATTTAAGAAAACGACCTACAAGGGTCACACCCCCGAAATTTGGCGTGGCGAGTGCAAGATGCTGCCTGGCGGCTTCAAGCCAAAGAACACCATTTCAACGGGTACGGTGCTGAATCGCGGTACGCTGGTCGAGGTGTTTTTCGAGACCCTCGAGGCTGCCGTGGTGAAGGTTGCCAAAGTGCTGAACGGCGGCTCCACCTCCAAGCCCCGCATTGAAAAGGGTCATCTTTTCGCCGTTGGCGATGTGGTGATGAAGGTCGGCAAGACGGATAAGACCGTCACCGTGTCGAGCATCGACACCTCCAATGCCGACTACGATGTGCTGAACCTTTCAGCCGCAATCACCGGCCTTGCCAAGGATGATGTGCTGGCAGAGAGTATCGATTACGGGTACATCGATGCCGAATCGGGTGACGAAGGCGCATTGACCATCGTGGCCAACGACACCGCCAACCCGACCTCCAGCCAAATCAAGCTGAACCAAGTGACCCCGTACCTTGGTGAGGAAACGCTGGCCGCTGGCGACTATGTGAAGTTGCAGCTTGCCAAGCCCAAGTACACGCCCAACATGATTGTTGGAGCCGTGAAGACCTTTGACGGCAAGGGTCTGCCGACCATCGATGCCGCCTACGAAGCCGTAGTCCTTTATCCCAGCCTGAACTTCCCGCTGCTGGATGATTGGATGAACGGTTGCTGCCTGAAAGCTAACCCGAACATCTTGTTCATCAAACAGTAACGAGCCATGAACGAACAAATCACTTCTATTTTTGGCGAACTGACCCGCAATGTGGCGATTCGCTTCGACACGGCCACGGAGCTGAACAAGCGTTTGTTTGACAATGTCATCTTTGAGGATTACCTTGAATGGGACACCCCGACCATCGGCCTCGACTTTGAGGAATTGGTCGGTCAGTACAACATCACCATCGCCGCCCCGACCATCGGTATCGATGCAAAGGAGCCTATCATGGGAACTGAAGGCATGGAGACCCTGAAAGAGACTTTGGTCAACCATGCGCTGACCAAGCCCATGACCATCAAGGATTATCGTAAGGTGCTGGCCATCTTGGATTCCAAGTCGCTTCCCGATAAGGTGAAGACGGAGCAACTCATCAAACTGATGTGGGGCGAGGTGAAAGATGTTGTCGGCAGTGTCTATGCCAAGTTGGACATGATTTTCCTTGGTGCGCTTTCCAATGAAGGCGTTTTCACCTTGGATGAGAACACCAACCCCGAAGGTGGTGCGAGAGGTTCCATCAACTACAACCAGCCCGCCGACAATATTGCTTCGGCCACTACCCCGTGGATTGATGACAATATCGAGACGGTTGATTGCTTCGAGGATATTCAGTCCATCCTTGATGCCGCGCAGGATAAGGTCGTGTTCAAGGAAATCCTTGTCGCTCCTTCCATTATCTCCTACATCTGCCGTTCCAAAAAGATGAAGCAGATGATTTGGGGTACCGACAAATCCTCAAGGATTGTGCAGTTGAAGGAATTGAACGGCTACATGGAGGAAAACGAATTCCCCGTGTTCAAGACCATTCGCCGTCAAGTGCGCATCCAAAAAGGAAAAGAGCGCATTCCTTACAATCCGTGGAACGCAAAGAACATGGTCTTTGTGCCTGGCGGTACCCTCGGACCCGTCAAGAATGCTTGGGCGAACAACGAGCTGAAGCCTGAACCTGGAGTTGCCTATTCCAACTACGGCCGCATCCGCGTGTCGCAGTGGGGTGTGGGTGAGACACAAGGCAGCAACGGCGTGGAGTTCACGAAGGCTGAATCCCTCTCGTTGCCCGTCATTACGGAAATGAACGGAATCTACACCCTCAAAACCCGTACTTAACCCATGAATAACCTGACCGCATTGAGGAATTTGTGTAACGCCATTGCGAACACATTCTATCCTGACCAAGGCACCCTTGAACTTGCCCTTTTCAATGAGGGTATCGACCCCGCCGCAAACGCCACGCCAAAAGACCCGAACATCTTCACGGTGGCCGTGTCGCTGGTGATGGGCTATGTGGAAGGTAGCCGAAACGAGAACGGGGTTTCGACCTCCGTCAGGGATGAGGCTGTGAAAGAGAGCATCAAATATTGGTGCAATATCTACGGTCTCGATGCGGATGAGGTTTTGGGCGATTATGTCAGGTCAATTGAGGATTGTACTCATAGATGGTAAGCGATGAGGTACAACGGAAACCTGAAATATCAGACCCTCACCGGAAACGAGCAGGTGAACGAGTACGGGGAACCCGTGGCGGCGCAAGTGTCATGGAGTGACCCCGTACCTTGTTCAATCAAGACCAACAGCGACACCCGAAAAGGAAAGTATGAGGACGGCGAGTTTCGCATGGCCTCGTTCACGATCCTGATTGAGCGCGTTGATGGTTTCAATGCCGACCGCGTTAAGCTGGAGCGGCTTGGTGAGGATTTGGGGGAACATCGGGTGCTTTCCGTTGAACCTCTTGCCACCGTTGGACGGATTCAAATATTGGTGTGACATGCCGAAGTTTGTGAGCGAACATAGCAAGTACAAGGGCGTTATCATCAGCCGCTTCAACCTTCAAAAGTTGAATAAGACGCTGGCGGTGAAGTCCAAGGAATTGAACGAGCACATCATTAGTCAGTTCACCTATATCGGTGAGGAATGCGTGAGGATTGCCCGTGAAAGCGGCTCCTACAATGACATCACCGGAAATTTGAGGTCGTCCATCGGGTACGTCATCCTTCAGGACGGGAAACCCGTGGTAAACGGGGCATCGAAGCAGTACAGCGGAAAGAAGGGCAACGGCGAAGCGGGACCAGCCGCCGCCGAAGCCCTTTTGACCCAGCTTCAGGCAAAGTTCCCTTGGGGCATCGTCCTGATAGTTTGTGCCGGAATGAATTACGCCGCGTATGTGGAGAATGTCCGTCACAAGGATGTGCTTACCACCGCCGAACTGAAAGCGGAAAGCCTATTGAAGCAACTATTAAACGGCATAGTGATATGAGCGGAATCAAAACGGAAAAGCAGGTCGAGCGGGATTTCTACACCTTCATCCGTGAGAGTGTACTCGGTCAGGGAATCAGGGGGACGGTTTACCGCCCGAACATGAGACCCGCCAATGCGGACACGGAGGATTTGGTGGTGAAATTCCTTGCAGGGCTTGACGAACAAATCCAAAGCGGCGTGGTCATTATCAACATCTATGTGCCTGACATCCCCTTTGGGAATGACGGTCGTAAGGTTGAGGACTTGACCCGTGTCGAGGAGTTGGAAAAACTGATTCGTAGTTTCGTGGACGATAACGACAATACCGAATATTGGATGCAGACTGACGGCACCCCGCGTTCAACGGAGATTGAGAACATTGAGCAACATCTGATTTATGCAAGAATTAAGTTTAACCGATTAGCACAATAATACTATGAGCAAACCTATCATGTCGTGGTCGAAGTGCAAGATTGAGATTGGCAAGACTGGAGCCAACGATGCTATGGCCGCCTCGCTGACTAATATCGGCACTATCAAAGACAAATCGACCACCCTTGCCGCAGAAGACGGCGAGACCCTGACGGCCACTGCCACGGGCGGTGTTGTCGTTGCTGAAGAAGAAGGCGAGCCGGTTGTCACCTTGACCACCCGAGTAATTGAGCCGAGTTTTGAACTTGAAACTCTTTTGACGGGTGCCGTTGCGGCCAATGATGAATTGACCGTGAAAAGCAATGTTGTTTCGGACGATTTCAGCGTGAAGCTGACCCCGAAGAATGTTGGTGCCGTTGGCATCAAAGCCCGCCGTACCCATGTGTCGTTCCGTCCTGGCCATTCCGAGGAGGAGGGTCAGTTCGTGGACTTGACCTTCAAATTCCTCGCTTGCGATGATGGCGAACTTTACAAGAAGTTTAAGGTTGCCGCCGCCGATTGGGCTGCAGCCCAGCAAGGCGGAGGTGCCTAAAAAGAGCTTGTTTCATTTTTTTATGTTTTAGTTGAACAATTTGATTGTGGAGATGGGCGGGGCAACACTCGCCCATTTCAAAAAAAGCGAACATGGAAAGTAAGACCATTGAGCAGAGGGTCGCCGCTGCCATCCTTGAAAAGGCGACCGATAGCATTGAGATTGGCGGCGAGGTCTATCCGCTGGGCGACCCTTGCATGGCCACTCTCATTCTTGTTTCCGAACTGATTTCAACCATGCCCATCGTGGAGAAAGTGCCGAAAGAGCAGATTGTTTATTCAGCCTTGCATTATGCCAAGGACTTCAAGAGCCTTGGCGAACTTTGCGCCATTCTCGTTTTGGGTGCTGGCCATTTGACGGAGGAACGGGAAATCACCGAATATGAGCGTTTCCTTGGCGTTTTCAGGCGCAAGGTAGTGCGGACGGTCGTTATCGACAAAAAAGCCTCCCTTGCGCGTGAAATCAGCCTTAATTTGCGCCCGTCAGTAGTCTTCGACTGCATCATCCAGCGTTTGAAGGATATGGAGGTGGCGCATTTTTTCTCCATTATCACTTCCCTATCAGAGGCAAACATCCTAAAGCCAACAAGGGAAGTGGAAAAGCCCTGAACGACAGCATTTGGGCTACCGTCCTCGGAGTGGCCAAGACTTTCGGCATGACTGCAAAGGAGGCGTTGTACGACATAAGCTATAAGAACGCCATCATGTATTCAAGGGCAATGCCGATGCCGAATGACGAAACGGAGGATGAAAACAAGCCGCTCTTTGATGAAAGCCTCGATGCCAATAATCCTGACAATTTCAACAAATTCAACGACTTTGAAAACGAGGAGGTAGTAAGAGTATGAACACTGACGGCAACATTGACGGCACCTTGAGTTTCGGAACCGCATTGGACACCAGCGGCTACGAGGATGGTACCAAAAGAATAGAGGAACTTTCAAGGCAGAGCGCGGACGTGGTGGAACACGAAGGCGAGAGGATGCAGCAGTCATTCGGAAAGATTGGATTGGCCGCTGCCGCCTATTTTTCCGTGGCCACCCTGAAACAATTCGCCGCAAGCGTGGTGGAGGTGCGTGGCGAGATCGAGGCTTTGGAAATCTCCTTTGAGACCCTGATAGGCTCAAAGGACAAAGCCGATGCGCTGTTTTCTTCCATCAGGGAGTTTGCGGTGAACACCCCAATGACCATGAATTCGTTGGCCAGCGGTGCGCAGACCCTATTGGGGTTTGGCATCGAGGCCGAGAGGGTGATGCCAATCCTTCAGCAGATTGGCGACATTTCAATGGGTGACGCGCAAAAGTTCCAATCCCTGACCCTTGCCTTTTCCCAAGCCTCATCAACGGGCAAGTTGATGGGTCAGGATTTCCTTCAGATGGTGAATGCCGGATTTAACCCGCTGGCCGAGATTTCAAGGACTACGGGCATAAGCATCAAGCAGTTGAAGGAGGATATGGAAAACGGCCTTATCACGGTGGATAGGCTGCAAGCCGCTTTTGCCTCTGCCACTGCGGAGGGCGGCAAGTACCACGGTATGCTGGAAAAGCAAAGTAAGGGCATCAAGGGCGCAATCTCCAATCTTCACGGTGCCGTGGATGACATGATGAACGATATTGGTAGCAAGTCGCAAGGCCTTATCACGGGGACGGTGGACATGGCTACCACCCTCGTAAAGAACTACGAGGCCATTGCCGATGCCATCCTATACCTTGCCGAGACTTACGGCATCTATAAGGCCGCTTTGGTTGCGGTGGCCACCGTTGAAAAGGTTAAGGCAGAAATCGACTACGAGGCCGAAGCCGCCGCCTTGCAAAAGGTCATCGCCATGAAGACCCAAGATGTGACGGCATCGGGAGCCGAGGCCGTTGCGGAGGCTGCGGAGCTGACGGAAAAGGAGGCCAAGATTGTTGCCATGAGGGCGGAGGTCGCGGCCTATGTCGAAGCCTTGAAGGTGAAAGAGGGCAATGTGGCCATTGAATTGAGTGAGGCCAATGCCGCCGCCTACCATGCCGCCAAGAAACTTGAGGCAGCGCAAGCGGAGGTTGCAGCCGCGCAGTTGGCCGTTGATGCCGCCGCCCAACATGGGACGCAGGAGGGACTTGAAGCCGCCGCCGTGGATTTGAGTGCCGCGGCCATGAGGGAAAAAGCCGCCGCCGCCGAGCTGGAGGCCGCACAAGAGCAGGTCAGCACCCTTGCCACCCAAAAGGACACCATTTCGACCCAACTTCATGCCGCAACTACCCAACTCGATGCGGCCGCACAATTGAAGGATGCAAGTGCCTCAAAGGTGGCCGCTGCCGCCAAGATGCTGGCAAAGAAGGCACAAGACCTTTGGAACGCCTCAATGCTTTCATCCCCTATCTTTTGGATTGCAGCCGCCATCGCTGGGGTGACATTCCTGATTTACAAGCTGGCCACCGCTGAATCAGCCGCAGAGAAAGCCCAACGGAACCTCAACGATGAAAGAGAGCGGTTTGGTGAAAGCCTTGAAAAAGAGCGTCAGGAAATTGAATCGTGCATTTCCATTATTCAGGATAAGACCCAAACCGACTACGACCAAATCAAGGCTTATGAGCGTTTGAAGGAACTTTGCCCTGAAATCACTAATGCCTATACCCGTGAACAACTTGCCTTGATGCAGTTGGCCGATACCTCCGAAATCCTTAATGAAAAGATGAATGAGCAGGAGTATCAACACGCTGTTGATGAATTGGCAAAATGGGAAAAGGCTTTGAAGGAATGTGAGGATAATTTAGGCGATATTGCCAATGTGTCAGATGAAACCTACAAACTTCTTAAAGACAATAATTTGCTTTCCGATGCTGGCCTTGGTTCATTCCGTGCCATTGAAGAAATGGCATCAAAATGGGGGCAAATTATTGATGAAATGGATGATATTAGGGAAAAAGTGCAAGAGGAATCAATTCCACTTCATCAACGCATTGAGACCCAAACCGAGGTAGTCAGCGACCTTCAGGAGAAACTTGATGCCGTGCGTGATGAGTTGGATGCCGCCGAAAAGGAAAGCGAGTCCAACCCATTTAGTTTCAATCTCTTTGCCCGTGTCGGCCTGAAAATGCAGTACGACCAAGTCAAAGAGCAGTTGAACGCCGCCCAAGGTGTGCTTGACAATCTCGTTGCCCAGCAGCCAACGACCTATGAAACAGCCTTCAATGCCGCGAAAGAGGCTTACGAGAAGGCCAACGCCCTCGTCCTGAAAATGAAGAAAAACCGTGCCGACTACACGCAAGCGGAATGGGTCGCCGCCCAAGATGCCTTGAAGACAGCGAAATCGGCATACGAGAAACTTGGCGGAGAGGTGAAGTCGGAATCCACCTTGAAGAACGAGGCAAAAAAGATGCAGGAGCTGTTTGAGCAAATCGCCGAGACCCGTGCCGAGGGTCAGAGGAAAGTGGATGAGGCACAACTGAAAATCCTTGAAGACGGCAAGGAGAAACGCCTGAAAACCATCGAACTTGAACGCCAGCAAGCCATCGCCGCCATCGACAAAGAGCAAAAGGAGTTGGCCAA